GCGCCCCCAGCTTAAACGATGGCGGGCAGTTTGAGATCCGCCGCATGGCGGAAGCGGAGGGGACTCCGTGGCGTTCGTCGCTCACTTCGCGCCTCCTTTCAAGCTAGCAACCAACTGCGGCCACACGGACATGATTTCCAGCACCACATCTTCGGGCTGGCTGGCAAGCTCAGCTTCAGCGTCCAAAAACAGCCCGCCTTCCGTTGCTGCGTTTGCGACTTGCGCCCAGGTGATGCCGTTGGCGTCGATGGAGTCAGCGAGCCTTTGATGAGGCGTGCGGTTGGGGTCGATGGGCTTTGGATCTTCCCTCACCGCCCTCTGGCGCTTGGGCTGTTCCAACTCCTTTACCACCGGCACAACCGCATTCTGAACCGGCGTCACATCGCGCATCGCTGGCACTTCATCTTCATCAACCACACCCGAGAAACCGAACGCCACACGAGAGCATTGAATTAGTGCCTTGTGACGCAGCATCCGATGCTCCATCTTCCACGGGTCGGTCTGGCGCTTGCACTCGCTCAGATACTCCGTGACCTTGATCGGCTTGGAGCGGTCCTTGCGGTAAATGACGCAGGTGCATGAAATAAGTTCGCCTTTTTCGCCGTGATCAAACTCAAACTCCATGCCGTCCATTTGAGGATGAGAGTTGGCAAGGTTGTTCCAGCCGTCCACACTCACCACCGGGACGATGCCGCCACCCTTGGCGGGGAAGGCGTAGATTTCCTTGGTCAGCGGGTTGAGTCCGTATTCGTTCGCTACGACAACGAGAGCCAGAAGCTCCTCGTCACTGGCGGATTTGAATACGGTTGCCTTGAGCGTGTCGTGGAGCTTGCGAGGGTCCACGTTAAAACGCGATGCCATGACAGCGAGCGCGGAGGGTTTTACGATTGCAGGTGCGAGTTCGTTCATGTTGTTGTTTTTGGGTTTGGGTTCACTGAAATTACTCTTCATCACGGTCCCGATAGCTATCCGAGCCATCGTAATAAAAGTCGGTGCAAGCCCTCCAAAGCTCGCAGAAAAAGAGAATGGCAACGATGGCAAGGAGGATGCAGATGATGGCACCGAGTGCGGGCCAAAGGATGCCGAAGAGCCAGAGGAAGGCTTGGAAGATGTCGTGAATGGGGATGTTCATATCGTTCGTTGGTTGAGTTTAAGCCGCTTTCAGTTTGGCACTGAACGCAGAAATTGATTTGCTGGCGTTTAGTAGCTTTAGGAGATTAGTAGTGGCCCTGGTTGCCGATGGGTGTTTTCTGGCACGGCGTTCAATGGCTTTTTTTACCTGAACTAAGCTAACAGGAGTATCTAAATCCAAAGCCTCGGTCAACCTATCAACGCCCCCCGATTCAGAGAATGGGCTTCTAGTTCTAAGGCTTTGCAAATGTGCCTTGAAAAGCCCCCTTAGAGTAGTGGCGTTTCGTTTTTCGCTGCGCCTATGGCTAGTAAGGCAAAACTTTACCTGTGATGGCTCCATCCTGTTAAAAACCTTGTTAAACTCAGCGCAAAGCATAAGCCTTGATGCTTCATTTTTAATCTCAAAAGTGCGGTGACCTGAATAATAGCGATCCTCGATTGCGCCCGAATTCCGCAAAAGTTTATCAAGATATTCGGAATCAGCGTAATACTCACTCCACTTGGCATGCTCAAACTCACGCATTCCTATATGCATGCCGGACAAATAATGATAATACACCGGCTTAAATCGGCAGTCAATTCGACCACGCGTATCTGACTCGCGATCAAAAAAATACGGCTCGTGGGTGTAGCCATTTGTTATGAAATGAGGATCGGCGCTTTTTTTATCTTTTGGGAAAACCATTTCCATTAACCTGTCGGACTCGTTGCGATACTCGCTATAGCGAAACGATAACCCGCATGGGTCGTCGTCGAATTTAGTTACTCTATCCCAAACAATGCCGCGTTCAAAGTCACAGACGAAATAAGTCCAGTGCTGATAATTATTACCGGCAGTCGTCGGCCAAGCTAAAATCATTTTTGTTCTCATGACATTTGAGCTAGAATCATTGATAAATCATGCCGACTCAATTCGCATGAGTCCCGAAAAATAACCCTGCCGCTGCGAATAACCCAAGGGACTTGGGCGGCTTTCGATGCCATCTCAGCCGCTTGTTTTTCAGCAGCTTGCGACTCAAGCCAAGCCCGCTGCGCCGATAATGTTCTAACAGACTCATTACCAAAGACTTGCTTGCACTGATCTTTAGTTAAGTCTTCCGCTTGAACAATCAGCGTGTCGGCCTTACCTGATCGCAATACCATTACCTCCACGCCATTCTCGCCAACTCGTCTTTGCTCTGAGATAGGCAGCTTTTGAATCAACTTTGAGGAAGGGTAATCAGCCACTAATAAGGCGGGTAAAACTTGATTCCTGCCGATTCGCTCAAATTGTGACAAGACATTAATTGTGACAACTGGCGAGCCGATAGAATCGCAAATGGACTCTAGGGTCATTCCGTGATCATCAATAAGCTCAACCAGGGCTTCGCCTGCGTGTTTCCATGCATCTATGCCATCTTGAATTGCATTTTTTAGCTTTGCGATGACTGCATCCGGCTTTGTTTGTAGTTCTGTTTTCATAGTATCGTTCAATTTGGGATTATGTGTATTGGATGTAGTTATGGCTTGGATTTGCAATATTGATCGATCTGCTTATCGCTCATCCCGGCCACAACATACCAAGGAATGACCTCGCCTGTCTGGCGGGATATGAACTCGGCCCTGCCCTTGCTTTCCAGGTAGATCAGTGGGTCGACAATCGACCAAACCGCCAAAGAGACAGCGGCCACAAGCAAAACGAACGGCAGGAAAAAGTCGGAGAGGAAATATTTGAAGGAGTTCATGTGTTTGTTGGTGAATTGTTACGCCCTGAAAGTAGTCAGCCGCCACGTGGTGAAATCAGCCTTGGCCCATGCCGCAGTCTGCCGCATATGATCGGTGATTGCGCCACCGTTGCGGCGTTGCACCCAGTAATAAGCCTCGGCAATACGAAGCCAGTGAACGGCCTGTAAAAGGTAACGAGTGGATGAGTTGGGTTTCATGGCTTTTTGCGGTTGAGAGATTTTTCGAGGACGCGCTCCACGAAGTCTTGCAGCTTGTAACCTTGCTGGCAGGCGTGAATTTTAACGCGGCGGTGAAGATCGGCGCTGACTTTGAATGTGCCGACTGGCGATTGGGGTGGCGGTGATGTAGTGCTCATAGAATCGTTCGTGGGTGGATTGAATCACACGTTAAAACACCACGCAAGTTATTTTTTCAATTTTGCAACTTTTCGTTGCTGTGCGTTTTCGCTGTGCTTTCTTGGTGGCCTATGAACGATCTGCAACAACTGCTTGAGCGAAAACGCCACACCTACGACGACGCTGGATTTGAACCCTTGTTCATGCCAGATCAACTATTCGACTTTCAACGCGCCCTCGTTGAATGGGCGGTGAAAAAGGGCCGCTCTGCCATCTTTGCGGATTGCGGGCTAGGGAAGTCAGCCATGCAAATGACGGTTGCTGAGAATATCGTTCGCAAGACTAACGGCAGGGTTTTGGTTCTCACTCCGCTTGCTGTCGCTCCTCAAATGGTTGAGGAGGCGGCTAAGTTTGGCATTGAATCCGTCCGCTCAAACGATGGGAAGTCACTCAGCAAAATCACCGTGACAAATTACGAGCGACTTCACCACTTCAACCCTTCCGATTTTGTCGGCTTGGTTTGCGATGAGTCCAGCATTCTCAAAAACTGCGACGGTGTAACCAAGGCGCAAGTAACGGACTTTGCCCGCAAGATGAGTTACCGCCTCCTTTGCACCGCGACCCCATCGCCCAACGATTTGATCGAGCTTGGCAACTCGTCCGAGACGCTTGGATACATGGGTTTTAATGACATGCTTTCCACGTTCTTCAAAAAGGACCAGGACCGCAAGACACACAGCCGCAAAGATGAGTTTCGGTCTGGCGTTTGGCGCTTTCGCGGCCATGCTGCCGACCACTTTTTCCATTGGGTATGCTCATGGGCGAGGGCCGTCCGCAAGCCGTCTGACCTTGGCTTTTCCGACGATGCCTTCACACTGCCTGAGTTGATTACAAGGGAGACGGTTGTTCACAATGAGACACCGCTTGAGGGTATGCTTTTCACCATGCCAGCGGTAGGACTTCAAGAGCAGCGGCAAGAGCGAAGGAGAACGCTTGAGTTGCGCTGTGAGGCGGCGGCAAATGCGATCAACGCCCACAAGAAAGCGGCGGTGGCGTGGTGCTATTTGAACGACGAAAGCAAGGCGCTGAAGGAGGCGATACCGGACGCGGTAGAGGTTAGCGGTAGCGATTCAATGGAGGCTAAGGAAGAGGCGTTCATGGGCTTTGCTAAGGGTCAAATCCGAGTTCTTGTCACCAAGCCGGAGATAGCGGGCTTTGGCTTGAACTGGCAGCATTGCGCCCACCAAACCTTTTTCCCGTCTCACTCGTTTGAGCAGTTTCACCAAGCCATTCGGAGAAGCTGGCGCTTTGGTCAAAAGCATCCCGTCACAATCGACATCATCACAAGCGAGGGCGAACGTGGAGTGCTCGCAAACCTGATGCGAAAGGCCGAGAACGCCGAGAAACTTTTTGCCAATCTGGTATCGCTAATGGGCGAAGCGAATACCTTCAAACAAGCCCAAACCAAAAACATCAAAACATCAATACCATCATGGCTGTGAACGATCAACTCATCACCGAAAGGTTTGCAATTTACAACGGAGACTCATTGGAGGTCATGGCAGACATGCCGGACAAGTCTATCGACATGTCGATTTACTCGCCCCCATTCTGCGCCCTTTACACCTACTCAAACGATCTCCGAGACGTTTCCAACTCCCGCAATTACGAGGAGTTTTGGCAGCACTATCGCTTGTTCATCAAAGAGATTGCCCGCATCACAAAGCCAGGAAGATGCACGGCGGTTCACGCAATGGACATTCCCGATTCGTGCAACCTTGGGAACTTCCTTCAAGACTTCCCGGGCGACATCATCCGCGAGCATGAAAAGCACGGCTTCAAATACGTTGCCCGCCATCACATTTGGAAGGAGCCGCTAGGCGTCCGTAATCGGACGATGGCGAAGGGATTGGCGCATAAGACTGTCTGCGACGATGCGTCCTTGTGTGATGTGGCTGGCGCTGATTACCTGCTTGTGTTCCGGCGCGATGGCAAGAACGAGATTCCCGTAAGCCACGAACGCGGGCTGTTGGAGTATTACGGGACTGATAAGCCGCCCCACGATCTTCTGCAGTTTAGAGGCATGGAGGGGGACCAAAAGCTGAACAAATACAGCCACCACGTTTGGAGGCGCTACGCATCTTCCTCTTGGCATGATGTCGATATTTCAAACGTCCTGCCATATCACGAAGCGAGAGACGCGGAAGATGAGAGGCATGTCCACCCGCTACAACTCGATGTGATTGCGCGAGCTATCGAGCTTCGAAGCAATCCTGGGGAGATCGTGTTTACGCCATTCATGGGCGTTGGGAGCGAGGTCTATCAGGCCGTCGTGATGGGCAGGCGCGGTGTCGGCTGCGAGTTGAAGCCAAGCTACTATCGGCAGGCAGTGAAAAACATTCAGCACGCCGGAGAAAAGCGGGAGCAAGATGAGATCCCGCTGTTTGCTGGTTCATCTGAGGCGCTTTAGTTGCGCTTTCCTTGATGCCATCTCAAAACCAACTCATGCGGCGATGAATTCTCCCCATCCCAAATGGCGCACTTGCAAGCATCGCCGCATGAGATCTCCCAGCATCCCGGGTCGTAGCGCAACTCAGCCTTTTTACCGTATCGGCATGGCTTGACGTTGGCGACGAAGTGCCTCATTTCTTGCTCGTCGGAGGTCATTGCGTAGCCTGAAAATGCATCGCATCGTATCCCCAAAAAGCGCCAGCCGAAAGCCATCCCTCGCGGGCGAAACACTCCATTATCTCTAGCGGCATATCTGCCCGCATCGGCCACGAATCGCGGAAAGTGTTGTCATCTGCGTCAAGGTCGATAGCAATTCCCCATGAATGGAGCGAGAGCGAAGATCCTCCACGCTTCGGGCGATAGTTGTAAATCCCGCCGTAATCCTCGGCCTCCTCAGCGATGCCCCTGTCCTCGCCATACTTTGAGCCAATCTCAATCAGGATACGGAGAAGCGAGTCTTTAACCTTGTGATGGCATCGGCCTTTAAACACACGCTTCCCGCCATAGTAGGTTGGAAATGGGAAGTCGAATGGAACGAGGTTGTTTTCGTCCCTAGGCTTGCCAAAAAACGCCTCCACGCTGGCGCGGTCACTTCGCGGCCACGGGTTCTTTGCTGGCATAAGCGAACGCAAATACGAGCGGCAAGCGGCTTGAGACTTCGGCCCCCAAAAGCCATCAGCCTCTAGCGGGAATCCGGCCTTTGAAATCCGGCGTTGCATGTGTTCGATGTCGTGTTGGTGCATCAGTAAACCCTCCCGTCAATAATCTTGTGGTTGTGAACTTCAAACGAGCCGTCTTTGTCGATGTCCACGATGGCGAATCCGTGATTCCAGCGGTTGACGATGGCGTAATCGGGCGAGAGGTCACAGAGGCAACCCACCGACCAACAAGACGATACCTTGCGCGAGATCCCGGTTGTCTCGGTGTGCTCGCTCGTCCGGTGCCAGTGACCGCAGAGAATCGTTTCCTGCACCCTCATCCACAAGCCCCGCGCTGGATTGACCGGCGATGACATGCCCTGGGGGAGTTCGTGCCCGTGGTAAATCGAGAGCTTGCCAGCCTGGATAAGCTGAAGTGATTCAACGACCTCGATGTTGAAGGAGTCTAGCTTGAGAACGTCGCGGATGGTGAAGTCCGGCACGCCCAGCAAAACGGGAGCTTCGCGCATGAGATACCGCTCAAGGTTTGTTTCGTGGTTGCCGATTTTATACAAGATGCGTTGCTTCGGAAACTGTGAGCGGAGCCAAAAGAGGAACTGGCGGATTGCGTCAAGCTCCTCAGAGAGTCGCCGGCGCGGGTCTTTTTCATGGCGCGAGCAGGCGTAGAAGTCTCCTAAATCCCCATTGATAAGAAGCGTGTCACACTTGGCCTTTTTCATGTGCCCGATTGCCACCTCGACGGCTTGCGGATTGTGATAGGGAATGTGCAAGTCCGAAAACACGCCCAGCTTGATCGGTCCCGTTAAGACTAGAGGCGTGCGCTTCTTGGATGCAGTTGGCGGGATGACTGCTTGCTGCCAACCGAGAGGCTTGGTTCTTTTAACGGGCGAATTCCTTTCCCTGTGATCAACTCCCATTGATCCCCTCAAGCTTCGCACCACCGCCCTTGCGTTTTCCAGTGAGGGAAATGCGTCTGGATTCTCAGTCCTCAAAACTCTTGCGATTGAACGGTTTGGCGAATCTGGGAAACGGTCAACAATCTTTGCGGCCAGTTCTCGTTTTAAGACGGTTTGCCCCGCGCTTTTTGGTTTTGGTAGTTCGTTCATAATTCAAAGACTTCTAACGCTTTTGTGATCGCTCTCTCCGTCTCATCTACCGCCGTCTCAGATAGATCAGGCAAGCAGGCGTGTATGACTTCGTGAATCAGTGTTCCTCGCGGTTCCTTGTCGGGGTGGACTCGGATTGTCTTGCTATCGTAGTCGCATATCCCGAAAAGTGTCGGCTCGCACGGAACGGGCCTAAAGATGACCGTCCAAACCCTGCCGCGAATTTTGATTTTGGCAGTTTGTGGACGGGCCATAGCATCACCATTTAATTGTTATCTTGGCTTCTGCCCCGAGCGCCTTCAATGCCTCCAAAACCGTCTTTGATTCGGGGATTAACTCAATCGCCCCCGTGTGAAAATTGACTGAGACTTGCACTGTTGCGCTCCCGCCCAAGTTGCTTTTGGCTTTAGCGGCTTCGTGAGCTTCAAATACGTGGGCGGCGATGCCAGACGGGTGCGGTTCCGAATAAGCTAAGCCCTCAATTCCCTGGAATGGCGACGGCTTAAAGTCAAGTGGTTTGCCTCGCGTTACAAGATCAAGAATGGATACTGCGGGTTGATCGTTCATGGTGGACATAGGATAATGGTCGAGCAAATGTAAATCACCAGCCCACAAACCGCAAGCGAAAGCCCAAAGATGAACGCCAGCTTTGCGGCGGTCTTGAGTTGGTCAATTTTGCGCCTGCGGTGTGCATTGCGGGTCATTTTATCCATCCCTTCTTTTGCGCGAAACCATAAGCTAGCCCCACCAATGCATCAAGCATCCAGCCCTTGAGCTTTGTCGCATCAAAAGCTGATTTTAGGGCATCAATCACATACTGCTTGCGCTCACCTCCAGTTTTGTCAGCTAGTCCCCTTGCGGCTTGCTGCACCAAATCCAACGCAGCCTCCCATTGCGCCAACGTGATGCCCGCCAGAATTGCAAGCACTCGCCTGATAAGCCACTCGCTCATTGCCCGCCTCCTTCATCTTCCACAACTTGCGCTTTGGGGATTTTAGGCTCCTTGCGCCACACGTTGATGATGCCGATCAACGCAAGCACGGCAGCGATGATGTGTTCGTGGTATTCGGGTTGCACGGTGATTCCGAATGCGCCCAGCAACGCGATGATTCCGCGAATGGTTGAAGGCTCGGTTAGTTTTTCAATCATCATTTTCATAGGCTTAATTGGCTTGGTTTTTCTACGGTTCAGTCTTTCGAGATGCGGTGGTGTTGGGAAGCTCATAACGAGTGTCGGCTCTGTTGTGTCTGTCTGCGATGATGCTCAGTTGAGCGTGGTGGTCAAAAATGGTGATCGTTACCCAAGTCCCCCACGAAAAGAGAGTCAGAGCGAAAAAGGGAACCATCAACATCAACAATTTAAAGCTTGCGCTCCAAACTGAGTTTAGGTGAATGATTTCGTTGCCTTGGTCGTCTTGAATACTCATTCAGGCTCCTCCGCAAACTCGGGTTTAGGTTCGATCTTTGGCTCTGGCTTTGGCGCAAGCACTTGCTCAAGTCGAAGCGTTGCGACTCCGAGGTTGAACTGGGCTTGGCCGTAAGCTTGAATGGCGTTTTGTAGTTGTTCGCTCATGGCTTGTTGTTGGGGTTGAAAGGGTCGGGTTTATGCACGCCCCAATCTTCTTCGATGCGGCGGATTTCGCGCTCTTTCTGGCGAATCTTCATGGCATCCCACCAAGGCTCGGAGAATGGCACGGGGTTGCGGTAGTTGGGAGAGGTCTGGTGGAGTGCTTCCATCAGGTTGCAACTCGATGCAAACACGGCGCACACCGTGGCGGCGGTGAGGACGAGGAGGAGCTGGAGGGCGCGGATCATTGGAGGGTGACGGTGCCGTTGGGGTGGACGGTGACGGGGAGCGCGGGGGTGAGGTATTTGTCGCTGCCGAGGAGGGCTTCGGGGGTGGTGTTGAGTGCGGTGGCGAGGGTGATGATCCAGGTGCGCTCGGCGGAGGCGACTTGGAACATGAGTTTGGCGTTGGTGCCCCATGCGGCGAGGATGTCGGCGGGGGTTGCGGTGTCGTTTTCCCAGAGCAGACTCCAGAGGTTTTTGAAGGTGTCGAGACGCTGCGGGAAGTGCCGATTCGACTCCGCGATGATGGCTTCGGCAATGCGTTCTGCTTGCGTTTTCTCGGGCGGTGGTGGAGCGGGGATGAGTTCAGGCATGGCGGTGGTTATTTGGCGACCCAGCCGGTGGAGCCGGTGCCGGATTCTTTGACGTAGAGGGTGGTGGCGGCTCCGCCGTCTGTGCGGGTGTAGAGGGAGCCAATAGGGGCGGTGACAACGGATTCCGGCGAGCCGCTGCCGCTGGTCCAGAAGACGGTGGTGGTGGTGTGGTAGCGGACGACTGAGGCGGCGCCTGTGCCTGTGGCTTGGGGCCGGATGAGGTTGGTGCCTGCGGCGGCGGAGATTTCTAGGTATTCGTCGTTGGCTCCACTGTCGGTTTCGTAGATGCGGAAGGTTTGGGCGTTGGTGCCGTTGCGCTGGGCGAGTATATGATTTGCATCATAAATCAATGCGGGACCACTAGATCCACCAAATGTAAATGTAGCGGCACCTGAAAGGTTTATGTTGTTTGTGGCGAGCGTGACAAGCAACCCACCCGATGATCCAAACAAACCTAAAGTTCCGGCCCAGTTAGCGACTCCAGGGGCGCTGATTGATGCCGTGGACGAGTCAGGAAATGTAACAGCACCGCGCTTTGGAAAAGCCACCCTGGTAGTTCCTCCGACTTGAAAAGCGGCAAGATTGGAGGCTGCGTTTGAGGCGGTGTCGGTAATGTTGAGATTTAATGCTGTGGGCGTTCCGGTAGTGTTCCAAGTTCCGGCTAGAGTTAAAAGCGCCGTGGCATTGCTGCCTGTTAGCGAGTAGCCGGTCGATGCAATGGCGGCGGCGTTGGCAGTGCCTTGAGTAACGGTTAAGGTATCGCCAAGAGTTACTGCTCCTGCGCTGACGCTTGAGCCTGTGACTGCGCCAAACGCAGTGCCGCTGCTTCGAAACTGAAGCTCACTACCGCTGCCTGCGGGGTTGGTGGTGGCTGGGGCGGTGGAGGTCCAGGTGGTGCCGTTGCTGGTGAGGACGTTGCCGTTGGTGCCGGGGGCGACGGTTTGGAGGGCACTGGTGCCGTTGCCCAAGAGGACGTTGTTGGCGGTGAGGGTGGTGGCTCCGGTGCCGCCGTTGGCTACGCCGAGCGTTCCTGCTGAAATGTTATTGGCATCAAGAGATGAAATAGATGCACCGCTGCCACTGAATGTAGAAGCGGTTATATTTACGGCTGAAATATCATTAACCGTGATGTCCCCAAGCCCGACCCCGCCGACTCCTTCAAACTTAAACGAGTTGGTTGAACCTTGGAAGATTTGATCACCGCTTCCGCTGCCATCGCCTCGAAAGCCAAACAAGGAGGCACCAATCAGGGCGGGTGGGTCTTGATCGTCGTAAAGACCGACTGAGATAAAGGGTAAAGCCGAGGAGTCAACGACATCGTAAAAGTTGTAGGCTAATCTGGTTGATGCCGATGTAATATCCCCACTCGGTAAATCGAGGCCAGCAAATGCCACTGCATCTGTTGTGTTTAGGTCTTGGTCGAAGGGGTTGCCTCCTGAACCATTGGCGGCGGCGGTGATGCGACCTTTGGCGTCCACGGTGATGTTCGCCGAGGTATAACTGCCTGCTGTGACAGCGGTGTTGGCGAGGGTCGTTGAGTTGCTGCCTGCGCTGGCGGTGACATCGCCAGTAAGTGCGGCTCGGCGCAGGTTGGCACCTTGTAACTCTAATCCGCCGTCGATGCCGATTTGTTGCACATCGCCCGATCCACTCGAGTGTCTGCCAAGGAGATGCGAGGTGGGGATGTGCTGCATCTTGGCGAAGGTGACGGCTTGGTGGTCAATTGTCCAAACCGCTCCGCTTGAGCTAACCGTGATGTCGCCCTTGTCTCCGTCAGCAACCGCCGGCCCCGCTGCACCCTGCGGCCCCGGTGCGGAAATCAGCACGCGATTCCCGCTTTGGATTTTAACCACGTTGCCCGTCTGGATGTTTACACTCATGCGGCTTCGTCAACGATGATGATCCCTTGCGCCATCGGGATGATTTGAGATGAGACGGTGGCGTTGTGGTCAAACCAATAAGTCCCAGGTGTCATGCTGGTTGTCTCGCTCGCGGGAATGCTGATCTTGTAAATACCCGAAGCTGCGGTGACGATTGAAAAGTCACCGTCCGCGCTAGTCCACGTCTTAACGATGGTTCCGCCCGCTTTCTTTTCCGCCAGCACCATTGAGAACGTGTATCCCGTGATGTCGATTGGCGTCACCTCGTCGGACGTTGTGTAGGTGAAGGTCTGCACAAAGTCCGCGCCTTGGTGCAAAAACAAAGGCTGAGCGGTTTCGTTGTCGGGTTTTGTGTCGTCGCAAGCCATCGAAAAAGGGCGGAAAGTCAAACAAGAGCAAGCTCATTAATGGTCGGCCACGTTCTGCTGTCGGAGTAATCGTTAATGTTGAAAGCAATTAGCCCCGATGGATT